GTTCCAAGAGTAACTGCTCTTTCTGATTCTGCATTCCAAATAGATATAATATCTTTTGGTGAAAAACCATACCACTTAGATCTCTTATTCTTACATACCTTCTTTGCAATTTTCTCTGCATCAAAAGGTTTTTTAAAATGAGATACTAGTGTAGTAACACTTATCCAATTAATCTCTGAGCCATCATTGCTTTTATAGCTATGATCTTTGGCATTAAATACTATACTCATAGTTTTTCTAATTGTTGTTCTTCTTCTTCTGTACTAATAGCTTGCCATTTACCAAGAGGACATTCTGAAGCTAATGATCTGGTTTTAAATGTAAGTGAACACCCACATTCATTGCAACAAGGTGCTGTTCCTTTTACTGCACATTTTCTACCTTTGCTTGGACAACTATCACAGATATCATATCTAAGTCTAGATATTTCTTCTACTGTTTCATCTCTAATAACACTATTAGTTATCCCCTCCACTATCTGTTTCCGGTTTTCCCAAATTAGTTTTAGTGTATTTTTCATCTTTAAAGTTTTTTCTTTTTAGTAATTCATTTTCTGCCTTATCATGAATTTTATTTAAAAGATCTAATTTCTCTTCTACATTCTTTTTATTATGATAAGCACCAAATGTAGAGACATCATGATTCTTTAAAACCTTTTCATAATGGGGAATTGCTTTTTTTACCTTTTGAATTTTAATTACAAAATGACCTAAACCATCTACATTTATTCTTAAATCAGTAAGATTGCTTAGTTTTTTTCTTAATGTTTTATAATAAAATTCAATTAAATCTTCTGCTAAACCTTCTTGTATTTCAAACTCCTTAGTTAGTTCTTTGTATAATTTATTTGCCTTCTTTGGAGTCATTACTTAAAAATTTAAAATCTAAAAGTATAATACCTTCTGTTTGAACTTTTAAATCAGGATTTAACATTATAAATTTTTTATTGTTAGGATCCTTGATAACAAGTTTATTTTTCTCAGCTTTATTTATACAATTTCTAACAGTTTGCGGAGATTTAAAAATCCAATCTTCTTCTGAAGAAGCATCAAGACAAAAATTACTTAGTTCTATTGGTTGATTGAAACTAAGTAAAGCAAGGCAATTTAAATCAGATTCACTTAATGATACTCTATTAATATAAGAATATGTAAGGATCTGGAATTTAACTACATCCCATTTAGGCATTTTAACCTTTTTCTGAACTTGATTAACAAGTGCCATTAACCTCTTTTAAGTTTTTTACCATTAGAAGGTGCTTGTTCTGTAGGCATTGTAGAATCATCTTCTTCTTGTGTAGGTTGAGCAGCAGCCATCATTGTTGCATATTGCATTTGCATTGAAACTCTTTTGTACCTAGCTTCTTCAACTTCTGTAAGCAGTTTCTCATATTTAGCTTGTGCTTCTAAATAAGGAACTGAGCTTTCATAAAATTGTTTCATTTCTTCTCTTCTAGCTTCTAACTGTTCTGGAGATAGTTGCTCATTCATTTGTTGGTTTTCCATGATATTTTTATTTAAAGTTTACACAAATATATATAAAATAAGTTTAAATAAAACAAGTTTAAAATAAAATCCAGGTATAGTATATACCTGGATCACCTTACTTAGAGAAGTTTAAGTAATATTATCTGTTCTTAATAGTAAGATTTAATATGGTCAGTAAGTAAAAGTTTCTAGATATATCCATTTCAAATGAAAGAATATCTAATGAAGACAATCTTACTCTAATCATTATCTTATCCCATTGTTTTGTGGATGATTTCCAAGAGTTTCTAAATTTCATATTATAGGTTTTTTAACATGTCTATTACTTTAGGATCTGGATACATGTCACTCTTATCTTTTCTTACAGAGTTGTGTGTATAGATTCCAGGAACCCCTTTAAATGCTTCTTTATCAATTGCCCAGATTTCTGATCTATAAGTCTTAGGAATATCATATGTTTCACATAAGTATTCTACAAGTTGTCTTAGAGATTCAATCTGTGCATCTGAATATTTGTACCAATATTTGGTACCTTTAAATGGTGTCTCAAGAGTTGTTATATTCTCTGGTTTAACTACACCATTTACATAGTTATAGTATTTGCCATTGCGGAGTTTTAATGGACCCCAGTTGCAAACTTCTATACCTACAGAAAGTTTATTTAAGTTCTGATACTTTGCACCATTCTTAGTAAAGTCTTCTGAATCAATACCTAAATGCCAAGCCCAATGTTTAGATGAGAAGCATTGTACAATGTCCCCATTCTCACCAATAACAAATGCAGTTGCTATTCTTGTATCATTACTATTCCAGTATCTTGATACAGCTACTGCATTGCCTCCACCTGCTGTATGATGCAGGTAGATTTGTGTCTTCTTAGACTCTTCAGCATAGAACTGATCTTTGTCTAATCTTGCTTGAACAATTTTATTAATATCCAGTTTCATTAGTTCTTGATGTCTTTGTAAGTGTCTGATGCGTCTTTTAAACCTTTTCTTAATTTCTTTACAGTATCACAAGTTTTTCTAAGTACATTGTTTCCGGTAATATCAAACCAGTTTTCATTAATAGAAGCTAATTCTATAATTGAGAATATACCTAGTAGGATATTAGTTAAAATAGCTGGTACAGAAATTACAAAAGAAAACCCTAAGAAGTCAAGTAAGCTATTTGCAAATGGAGTTAATGCATAATAGTCTAATGGAAATACTACACCTGCAGTGATATAATATCCTAGAGATTTGTATACATATCCTTGTCTAAGAATTCTAGATTGAAATATATCTCTGTATTTTCTTTTAGTTTGTTTAGCTATTTTTCTAAGAGATATTAGTTTAACTACAGTATCTACAAAGATTATAAACATTAAAACAAGAACCATAATTTCAATTGGTGCAAAGAAAGAAGAGACTGCCTAGATTCCTACAATATGAAAACAAATATAACTTTAGGAATCTTGGCAGTCTCTTCTTTCAATTGGTGCAAAGAAAGAAGAGACTGCCAAGATTCCTAAAGTTATATTTGTTTTCATATTGTAGGTATTTGAGCTTTAATCAGACGGTATATAATATATAATATAATAATTATTAACCATATACCACCCAACCATGCTAGGAAGTTGACCCAACCTGGGATGTATTTTATCTTTTGTGGCTTTTGAGTTTTTGTTACTAATCTAGTTTTATAAATAGTATTACCTCTTACAGTTCTGTAGATAGTATCTACGCGGGCAATTACTTTGTATTTATTGTCTCTAACTCTTGATTGTAACTTAATAATAGTTCCATCTTTTTCTGCTAGTCTAGAGGCATATACATTACCTAATGAATCACAGAATAATGTATCTTCTATATATACAGTTTCTCCCGGGATATTAATAGTAGTATCTCTAATTTGTGTTATAGTAACTATACTATCTTTCTGAGTACAAAGCGGGCAGTATTTTTCAAGTCTTCTTTCTAATGAACAAGAACTGATAAACATTAACAGTAAAGAAACTATAAATAAATTTTTCATTATGCGCCAAATGTTCTTATGTCATACTTAATTACAAATCTCAATGTGCCATTTCCAAGAGTAGGGTTAACATCTCCCCATGTTCTTAATACAATAGGTTTATTTATCCATGTACCATTAAATTGATAGTTAACAGAATTAGCTGTATCAAGAGCACCCTCAAAATGTGTAAAGTGCATTGCTTTATTTCCAGCAGTTGTCATAAATCCTTTTTGCATAAACATGTTTCCTGTAGCACTTGGATTAATAAAGATATATGGATTGGCACCTGTACCAATAGTATAAGGTGTTCCATTATCTGTAAACTCCATGGCAACTGAATAAATAGCATAATATTTATTTGCTCCTGGTGCAGGTAAAATTACTGCAGGACTTGATCCAGTATTTAAAATTTGAGCAGCAGATAAATTCACAACAGTTTCTGTTACATTACTTCCACCACCACTTAATTGTATTAACGTACTCATTTTAATTAGTAAATTTTATTTAATATAAAGATATCTGAGTAAATGGAATTTAGTCCTGATGCACTACTAAATTGTGCTGTAACATCTAATGTGTTTGGTATTGTTGTATCAAAGGTTGTGTTATTTACTGTATTAAAACCAAATCCTTCTGATGTACCATTAGATTGTTTTAAACTTAAAAAATTAGCAAGTGTAACAATTGATGCTACTCCCGCAGTGCCAATGGCTCTAATAGTAAAGTTCAATGATAAAGACCAAACAGCATTTGTAGTTGCAGGTAAAGTTTGTAATCCGCTATCTGCTAAAATAACCCCATTGGTTTTTATTCTTATTCTTATTGAATCATTATTTTTTGCCGATAATAAACCACCAAAGTCTCCTCTGAAAGTATCTCCAACTGAGAATCCATTTGCAGGAACTGATAAGCTACCCAACCCACCATCAATTAAAGTTGACTCAACTGTCGTACCAGTAATTACTGGACTATTTGCTAATTGAGTAAATAAGCCATAGTTAGTAGCTGCAGGTCCACGCAAATAAATTTCAGTGCTCATTATTTATAATATCCAAGTAATTAAAAATGCTGTGCCTGTTGCATCATATGTTATAGAGCCCAATGTATTATTTAAAGCTCCAGCATCATAATTTATAGTTGTTCCAGCTGGTAAAATTTGACCATCCACTGTACCGGCAGCAGCTCCTACATTAGCAATAGAAAAACTATAAACTCCTGAAGGTGTAGCACTAGGTCCCAAATCATATAAAATTTGAGGTATTCTTTGTTGACCATTAGTAGTTCCAGTTAAAGCATTAAAAACAGCTTGAATACCCTCAAGTACTTTTAATTGGAAAGGAAAATTATTTCCCTTGTTTCCGTAGTCTTTTAAATTTCCTATTGACATAATTAGTATTTTATATGTTATTGAG